CTGTTTGATAACTAGTTTTCTACTCTAGATCGCCATTGATAACATCAATGGCTCCAAGTCGCACCGTTTCAAGCGTAATTGGAAGTCTAACAAAGGTGCGGGGATAGACTTCAGGAGGGTATTCAGCATTGGGGTCTAGAACATTAGTTTCTACAACGTATGTTGAACTATTATGCAACCAAGACGACGGCGGGTCAAACCAAAGAGGAATAGGCTCTATTGTCTGTAAACTGTCGAAATAATTCTCATACTTCCTCTGTGTTTCAACGGGAATGGAGAATAGCTTTTCGACCAATAGACGGGAGCCCATGTGAATGGGTTTAACGGCCTTAGGATCAATCTTTATGGAAGCTAGGAAAAGCTCCCTCTCATAAGTATTCCTGAAATTACCCGTATCAACAAGAGATCGAACGTCATGTGAACGGGTAAGCCTCAAAAAGCAAGACGCCATTGAAGCAATGATCGGACAAGCAGGATACTGATATAAGTATGAGAAGGATTTGGCTCGCAACAGCGTAAGAAGCTTAGAATTGCGGGCTCGTATGTAGAAAGAATTGGACCAGCCAAAACTGGCAAGAACTTCACGCGGGTCTGTGATGAGATCACAGGCCTGCAGATCAAAAATTTGTCCACAAAAGGAGGCTTCGTTGATATTGTTATGAGCTTCAAGCTTGATGTTCAAGCCTAAAGAAGCAAAATCGTTGGTCGTAGGCAGGTCACCATCGACTCGAAACAATCCGTCATCACCCTCAACAACACCAACACAATGAGAACCACGCCTCGAACATGCGTAAAGCATGAACATAAGGTTAGAGAATGAATTGCCTAGCGACGTGGTCATTTCGCCAGACATTCTCTTGGCCCTAACTTTCGCTGCAAAGTTCTTGTTTCGGCTAACATTTTCGCCGAGCAAAACACGGCGCATTACAGCTAACATGCGCCGACCCTGGTCAGTTTTGGGTAACATATACCGATAAAGTTCAAATTCAACAGAAGCCATTAACTCTGGATTGAAGTTGGCTTCAAAACTAGTATAATCCGTGGCAACATAAGTGGAACCTTCTCTGTATATACGATCAACGATATAGGAAGGACGTTGATCAATTGGAATCTTTTTAATAAACCAGGGGAGCTTGAAAAGTTCTACCTCAATCGCATGGCTATAAGGGCCCAAAAGCACCTTGAAAGAATCAGATCGATGGTTGATTGGTCTTGGATATTTGAAATCCGAGTAGTGTTCATCTTTCATGAACAACTTACACTCAGGATCGAATTCAACGAAGGGATCTGACATTGAGTAATACACTTCTCTCAATTCGACTTTGCGCGCCTCAGGATAAGGCGCATTTTGAATCCAAGAGTCGAAGGAAACATCTGTAAACTCGTCAAGGGGCTGCAAATTATTTCGAAGCCATCGAGAAACGAACCTATTAACATGTCTGTATGAGTTAATAAGCCGTCGATAAGGTAGACGTGGTGCTACAACTTGTACTTGATCAGACATAAAACGAGCAAGACAGCCGGCAGCTAGGCTTAGTGAATGCTTGCTATCAGGATGGGGTAGCGAAGCGTATTGGAGCGTGGGACCAAGAGAGACAGCAACTAAGGCTCTCCGGTCATCAGCGTCATGGATTAAGGTGATATCTCCACGAGGCGCTGTGGGAGGTATTGTTTTTAAGGGTACCTCCCCAACCCTATATCCGTACATCACTAGGCGTCTAAGCTGCCGGCCAGGGAAAAACCCTGGCTGGCACGAACCGTGTCAAAGTTGGACAAGACACGGGCAACAGCATAAAGAACTGTGTTGCTGGGGACATTGGGCCCATAGACTGAGTCAATCCTATTAGAATTGACGGCTGTAAGAGAAGAGACTGCTCGTTGTATCTTCTCAGCTAGTAATGCAGTATCAGCGGTTAACGAAGGGTGCGCCGTCCTGATACTAACGGCATGTGATAGAATCTCTGTGTCTATCTGAAAATGGGATGAATAGAGATGGACATTCACACCATTTGGTGAAAACCAAGGAATGGTTATTGTAAAATTACGGTAGTGCAAAGTGGGACAGGCGTAATTAGGATCTACTTCAACGCGGTACTCAACATCAGCAATCTGAGATTCAAACAAGGGATCATTTGTTCTCAGTGACATGGGTCTCTTATCATAACCTTCAAAATCAGTCTCGGTATGTAGCGATTTTAATCTGTAGATATGCTTGTACACAATAGGATAGGTGTAGTGATAAATCAGAAGCCACATCCGATAGGCCGAAAGAAGTAGAAAAGCGACCCTCAAATAAAGAAGATATTTGCGGATGGTTGAGGGGTTAGTCACGTTGTTGAAGCAAGATGCGACGAACAAGTAAGCTCGCCGCAAAGAAGGATGAAGAATGTCCACTAAATAAGGAGTGAGGTTTGGGAGCCTTAGCCAGCGTTCCGGCGTGTAAATAGATCCAACAACTTTGTCATTCAAAAATGCGTTGATCATGTTAGCAACTAAAGTTGTTGAAGTATACCAGAACCACTGGCGACCGCTCCGGTCTCTATAGTGAACATCAACCGGGTTCCACGTCTTGCCCACTTTGATGCCATACCATGCGATAGTTTCGTCAACATGGTGAGTTTCTCGCAAAACGGGCTCTTTAGGTACTACCTCTGTGGTGATATGAACATCCTCCACATCGAGCCGTTTCTCTTTTAACGCGTCGAGATCGCCTCTCACTTTAGATGCTTCGTGAGATAAAGCTGTAGCAACTAAGGCTTGAGCCTTAGCCCCTCGTGGTTGTTCTGAGGGCTGTCTAATTTGGGGTTTACCTTTTCCCCGTCCGCGTCGACGAAATGCGGAACTTTTACTTTCCACGGTCCCGCCTCGGCGGGATTTCTCGTGGTCAGACGCTGGAGATCCACTCCTACGCAATGTTTCATCCTCAACGACCGAGATCGATTTAACCCCGACAGGGGTATCAGCAAACGGAGGACTATTCGATTTCTCAGAATGGGTTCCAGCAACAGACGAGAGCGTTGGCGCCTGACGGCGCTCGTTGATCTGTTGGTGGGGCCTATTGCTAGGCCCGGCGACTTCATCTATCAAAGACATGATAAATGCAGTAAGAATG